CTGTCCTCCTCCTGTGCTGCCATTAACCTCTAGCGTCCCGGTTTTGAAGTTTATGGACAGGCCAGCCTGCCCTGGAGAATAGTTAACCGAACTGATTGTCTCGGCCAATTTTGCGCGAGTGATCGTCGCATCCCCAATAAGCGTATCCCGGATGAACGTCTGCCCGTTCTGGATCACGAATGGCAGCGTAACAGCCCCGCCAGCCTGAGACATCACTGCGAAACGGTCAGCAACAAACAGCACCTGTGACTGCATGCCGGACGGTGTATTTTCAACGCCGATCCCCATCCCGGCGGCGTACTGGCGTCCATTGGAGTCCACCGCCACCTTGATGTTGTACATCGCGCTCAGGTTGCCGTTTACATCAGCCACCGCCTGCGCGGTCTGGTTAATAGCCGCGGTCTGGCCGTTTACCGTAACCGTCAGGGAGTTGATTTTCGTGGCCGATGCCTGCGTGAAGTTGGCCAGGGTCTCTGTCAGGTCAGTTGCATTGGAAACGTTGCCACCGGCAGACGCATCAAGCTTCACCAGAGCACGGGCAACCGCCTGGCTGGTATCTGCAATGGTGGTGTCGATGCGGTCGATACTGGCGCTGTTCCCGGCGTTGGTGGCTGTCTGGGATCGACGGCTGGTGACCTGCGCGAGGCTGTTCTGAATAACCGCGATAGAGGAGTTTTTAACGCCTCCCGTCATGCCATCCATTGAGACAGAGATTTCGTCAATCTTCACCTCGGCCTGTGCGAGACCATCGGCATTTTCCTTGATGGCCAGCGCCTGTTGCTCCAGATCGTCAGCGTTCTGTCTGATATCGTCGGCCATACCAGCAATTTTCTCGTTGCTGTCTACTGCGCTTTCGATCAGTTCCTTGAACGTGTCCGATTCTTTAATATCTTCCAGGATAACATCGGTGATATCCGACACATCGATACTGGCCTGTCCACGTACCCAGTCGGTATAACCCGACTCATTGCCTGTCCTGTCCACCAGCTGCGCCCGGTACCAGAAAATTTGCCCCGCCTTCAGGCCCATCTGCTGATACTTGCTCTGCGGATAGGGAACATCGCTCAGAAGGATGGCATCATCTTCGCTCCCGGTCAGGCTGTACTGGATTTCTGTTTTCAGCGTGTCGTCCGTATTCGCCGGGAACCCCCAGTTCAGCTCAATACCAAATACCACGTTTTCAGAGGCGGTGAAGCCCACCGGCTTCGGCGGGTTGCCCACCTTACCCGTCAGCGTTTTCTCTTCCGAATAGCCCCATCCGGATGATATTTCGGCAGCATTAATTGCACGCACCCGGACCAGGTAGCGCCCGGCATAAATCCCCGGCACGTCAAAAGACGTGGTGGAGCTGCGAGGAACGTTAACCCAGTTCCCGTCGTTCCGGCGCCACTGCGCTTCATAAGCAATGGCGTTCTGCGCCTGATCCCAGCTCACACGCATCGTTTCGACGCTGATGTTCTGCTGCACCACGGAGAAGGAGCTGATTACGATATTAGCCGGCGGCGACTGGTTACCCGGAGGAATGACGCTTACAGGACGCTGGTCAATCACAGCCCCGGTATCAATACGCGCGTATTTATCCGGATCGTAATACGCCCCGGAGATGGTGAATGTGCCGTCGTTATTATCAGTCACGCTGATAACGCGATACTGCTGTGCGTAAAGCTCGTCCGATTCAACAACCCAGATGCTTTCCGTCTGTGGCGTTTCGCCATACGCAACCGTGACAGTAACAGCCTTCCCATTAACCGCCTGGATAGTGCGACTCTGCGCGGCGCCGGACGGCAGATTCAGGAGTAGGCGATCGCCGGCTATAGCATCCGGTTTACGATCGAGCGTAATCACACGCCCGTTTACAGAACTGATGCGGCCGCCGGTCACTTTGCCGGACAGCAGTTCATCGGCGACAGCAATAACGTAGCCCGGTTGCGGGATCATGCCATCCAGCCCGACGGAGAACGTTACAACACGGTCTTTGTTGTTCGTTAGAATGCCCCAGCGCCCTTTGCGGTTCGCCTCACTTTGCCGTGTGCAGCCGATCGCCGTCAGCTCGAGCTGGTTAAAGCCGTAGCGCGTGACCAGGTCCTGCTCGAATACCGACTCCATCGCGTCTGCATACGCATTGTCCGGATCGGACCAAGACACCAGTGCGGTTGTGTAACGCGTTTTTGTCGTGCTGCTGGAATAGTTAAAAACGCCATCGATAACGTTAGCGCGGGTGTAGCTGTAATCGATGTCGCGGGGCATGTCCGCCAGTGCCACAATTTGATTGCCACCCCAGTATGTCATACCCCTAAAAATGGCCGCGAAATCCCGCAGTACGGTATAGGCATCGTTGCGGCTCTGGACGTAGACATTGCAGGTGTAACGCGGTTCAGTACCGCTGCCGCCCTTACCGTCCGGCACCATCTGGTCGCAGTACTGCGCCACCTGATACAGCGTCCATTTATCAATATTCTCGGCCGTCAGGCGATTGCCAAGACCGAAACGATCAGAGACAACGATGTCGTAGAAAATCCACGCTGGGTTATCTGTCCACGCCCATTTAAACGAGCCTGTCCAGGTACCACTATAGCTGCGCGTCGCCGGGTCGTAATTATCCGGTACGCGAATGACGCGCATTTTCGGTTCGCAGGATATCGGTGGGATGCTGCCGTTAAATTGGCTGGAATCGAATTCGATATACAGCAGGGCAGTGTTCGGATAGCGAAGCTTGGCGTCAATAACTTCGGTGTAGCTCTGCAGCGTCATCGCATCGCCGATTTTTGCACTGTTAGCATCGGCGGTTATTTTACGCAGGCGCACGGTCCATGTGCTGCCAGCCTGCGGTAAATCGATTCGGTGGCTGCGCTCATAGCCGGATGTGGTCTTGCCGGTTACTGCGGTATCGATGACCGTGGCCCAAGTGCCACCGTCAGTCTGGAGGTCTATAGCGTATTTAACGGAGTAACCAACCAGATCACCGTCATCTTCCTGGTTAAACAGGGATGGCCATTTGAGGCGCAGGCGAACGGCAGAGAGTTGGGTATTGGTGAAGGTGTGCGTCCATGCCACAGTGCTTTTAACCACTGTGCCGACACTAATTTCATTCTCGGTTCCGGGCATGCCCTGGATATATTTTTGCGCCTGGGTGCCGGAGCGAAACTCCCACGCCACACCGCTAAAATTTTGAGATCCGTCCGCGTTCTCCAACGGGGTCCCGTCCAGGAAAATGCTTTTACCATCCAGCCCGCCGCCAAATTCTCCCTCGCCCAGGGCGATAAGTAGTTTGGCTTTTGCGATGGACTGCAAATCATCAGGCTGTTCTGTAGGCGTGCGGGATTTAGAGCCGCCACCCTTGCGGCCCCTTATAGCAGTTGCAGTTACCATATTGCGCCCATAAAAAAACCGCCCGGAGGCGGTTGGTTATTCGAAGGTGTTAATCCCAGTGCTCATTGCTTGCACATTCATCAAGTGCAGCAGCAATTATTTTTTTCTGCTCGGGGCTAAAATCTTTCCATATCAACTGTAATGCTTCTGAGGCATAGTTATGCCAGTTATGTACATGTCCGCCTTCAGACCAATCCGGATTATCCCAGTCGAGATAAGATGCTCCGCTTATAGCTTCTTCGAGTGCTTTCTGAGCCTTTAGAAGGGGATCGGGAACGTTATTTTCTTTATTTAATGGTGGGCTGCACAAGATATAACCATGAAGCAATTTCATCGTTTAATATCCTCGGAATTGGAATGAATGACTTTCTACTGTTGATCTTCGACGTAAATGCCAGCTGAAATAATCGCGCCCCCTATACGGCGCTTACCGTAACCAAGCGGGACGGGATAGCCCTGAGCTGCGGTGTTCGTTACGCCACCAAAGGCATAGGATGCCTGATTATCTGCGCTCTGCTTACTCGCGAGGCCAGCTGCCTGAGGGGATAGCATCTGGACAACACCACCAAGCATCATAGCACCACCCATCATTGCCATCTTCGAACCGATTGCCCAACCAACACCCGTCCAACCAGCGAAGTAACCGATCACTACACCAACGACCACTAAAACTGCTCCCAATATAGTCTGCAGAGCACCAGCTTTCTTACTCCCGATTATGACTGGAACTATTTTTATCACCTCTTCAGTTATTGGATACCCCAGATCATCTAATCCAATATTTTTTTTGCCCACAAAAACAGCATAAGTTAGCCCTCTTAATTTGCTGGTATTAAGGAAACGCTCAAAATTGTGGATAGTCTTACATAGCGAATGTATAGCCTCTGCTTTCGTTCTAACAAGACGCTGGTGTGTTTTACCGAAGGTTTTCGCTAGCGGGCCAAACAATTCAATTGTTGCCATTTTTTCTTCAGTAATAGTTGTCATGCTTTTCTCCAGGTAAAAAAAAACCACTCGTAAGTGGTTTCTTTTAAAAATGTTAAATGCATGTCCTCGCTGCATTACCCCAAGGATCATTCCATCCCTTCGATAGTGCATAAACTTTTATATTTGAACCGCCGTCGGTTGCTGTCTCAATTTTCACTAACGAGACAGCGCCAAACCAATCATCCGACGATGATATTTGATATCCATTTTCAGTAGGCATGCTTGTAGACGACGCCTTTAAAGCTACCCACTTTGGAGCTAAACATTTGTTCATTGCTTCTGGCGATTTTGATGAATATCCTGTAAATATTGGCTCCCCGCCTTCAAGTCCTGTCGTTGAGCATCCAGCCAACCCAACGATAGCCAAAATCATAAGTAGTTTTTTCATATCCTTATCCCCTTTGAAAAATCACAGGAAGATTAGCACATGGTCTTATAACGCAGCACCTTCACTGTCCTATCAACCCAGTAACCGCCATAAGGGACACGCTGGCTTAAATGACCGTACAGATGGTGCAACAGCATGTTGCCTTCCAGCAGTATTCCTGCATGGTTCCACTTATTGGCCTGCACCTGCATGATCACCATATCGCCAACCTGCGGCGCACCGGTGAATTCACGGAAGCCGCACTCATACCAGTAATCGTGATAGAAGTTGTCCGGATAGCTGTCTTCCCACCACGGATAATCAACCCGGTAATCCTTCAGCTCGATGCCATGCTGCTGGCGGAAGTAACTCATCACCAGACCCCAGCAGTCAAAATGGCCCAGCACAAATGGCCGCTCGAGCAGCGGCAGTTCTCCGCGCGGCTGAATGGTTCGTAAATCCCCCTCCGGCCAGCTGACAATATGCCAGGGAATAAGCGTTGAATCACACTGCGCTTTGTCCAGCTCGCTGGGTTGCGTGGTCGCATCAGGATGACTGTGAACAATAGCCGTTATCGTGCCCCAGTCATCTGCCTCTGCATAGTCCTCCGGGTTGAGGTGGAAATGTTCTGTGGGTTCGGTCGCAAGATTCCTGCACGGGTAATAACGCTCTACCCGGCTTTTCTGTGCCACAACCCCGCAGCACTCCCGTGGATACTCAGCGGCCGCATGCGCCATGATTGCCTCAATGGTTTTCTGTCGCATATCAACTCCGAATGAGGGAAGTCCCTGGGAACCCGCCGAACGGCAGTTCATTATTCTCACCGAAGCGCAGCTTGCAGCCTGTAAGCGTGCCGCTGCATTTATCCAGTGAGGGATCATCGACCGGGTTATTTTTCTCGTCAAAATAGCGCGTTCCGGCGTAATCGCAGCCGTCGCCCGTACGGTATTTCCCACGGATACACCAGGAGCACAGGGAGTGAAGCTGCCGTGTCGGTATCATCAGTCCCTGCAGGTCCATCGGGCTGGAGAGGGTGAACTCGACTACTTGATTGTTTTCACTGCTTTTTGCATCGATGTAGAAAACCTTCAGCTTTTCCTGAGTAGGATCTGCAGTTGAGTTGCCTCCGGTGAAGTTTTTCGCATCGAGATATTTACCCAGGGTGTCATGTATCGTCACCTTCGCCTGCAGCATATCGTCGTAAGCAAGGCAAAGGGCGGTGATCGAGCTGTCGAGGTTAGCAACCGAAAGTTTTGGCTGCGCACTACTTCCCGAGGTAGAAGCCTCGATCCCCTCAATCTGGCATGGCCACGCTTTATATTCGGCGCCCTGCCACCAGATTGATTTGGCCTGGAGCTTGCTTTCGTCACCGCCGGCAGCTTTAATCTCTGCTTCAGTATGTGCGAGGCTGTAGTTGTGAAACCGTAACACCTCACCTGTACCAAATGCAGTGCCATCCACTTCGAAAAGCCTGACCTCATCGCCTGGCTCGAGTTTCTGATAATCTGCGTTAAGACTCATGGTTTGTAGGCCTGTTCAAAAGTTGCAGAAAGGTTGAAGAGCCCAGCGCCAAGCGGCGATGGAGTGTAAGTATCACAGCGATACAGCCCCAGCGGCTCGAGCGGTGGGTGCCACTGAAAAGACTTTGTGCCCTGGTGGCGGTCGAGAAAGTTTTTAATTGCCCCGATATACGTTTCGGTGCCGGTAAACTGTAAATTCCACTTTTGTGAACGGGGATTTAAGCCGTCACCAGAGACCTGTTCATACCCGTCACCAAATTTTGCGGAGCGACGGCGGAACGTTACCTCCTGCTCCGCGTTGATGCGTGGGCACCAGCTGAAAATTTCAATAGCCATCAGCGGCCTCCTTTTGCAAGGTTCCAGATATCACCGCCAGGGCGAATATCGCGCATCATGTTTTGTTTATATCGCTGATCCACGAAACGCCCGACTTCTGCGCCAAACTGTTCAAAGCCGGCAGATCCCTGAGTAGACGTATTGCCGTTTCCGTCAATGGTGATATATACCTGCGGTGCTCCTCCACTACCTGGCGTGACGCCGCCATTTCCCACGGCGCGGACCCCCAGGGAACCATCAGACGCGCGGGTAAGAGGCATAATGGCTTCAGGACCAGCCTCTCCCATCAGACCGGCACCTTTTGCAAACGCAAACAACGTCGGTGAACTGACGACAGAGTTACTGTACTGACTGAGATCGGCTGAAGAGTAAACGCCGCCTTTGGCGTTTAACTGCAGGTTTGCACCGTAGTTCTGGATTGCTGTTCCGCTACTGGCAGAGGATGAGGCGGCACCGCTAAACAGCGAACCGATAGAGCTGGCCGCGTTCGCGATCATCATATTTACCATCACCTGTTCTATGATTTTCAGAACGCTTATACCCCAGTCCTTCCAGCTCGCTTTATTGCCGTTGAGCATCTCGACAATGTTGCTGCTGATCCCGGAGAGAGCGCTTTTCATGACGTCGGCTGCCTGCATTGCATAGTTCGTGGAATCATCCACCCAGTCGGCAAGTCCGTCCCGGGCGCCGGTTACCCAGTCAGCCTGTAGCGCATCGACTTTCTTGTAGTAATCCTCCTGAACTTCGAGCCTTTCAGACTGCGCATCCTTCAGAGCCTGAGTTTCCCGGTCATAAACCGTCTGGCTTATATCACCGGACTGATACTGCTTTTGCAGCTCCCGCTGCTGGTCGAGAAAATCGCGCTCAATACTCAGGCGCTCCCTGAGCCGCTCACGCTGCTTATTGCCGATTCCTGCACCCTGCACATCAACGCCTAAATCCGCACGCGCATTCTCGTTTTGTGCCTGCAGATTTGCCACAAACGCCGCTACCCTGGCATTTTCTTCATTGGCTTTTTTGACAGCGTTCAGGCGATCCACTTCCTGAGCCAGAGATACAAGTCGCGTCTTTTGCGTATCGTTAAGCGCCTGCAACTTGCCGTCAGCAATATCGAACTGCAGTTTTTGCTGCTCGGTCACCACAGCCGTTTTTTTGCCGGTGGTGTCGATCAGTTCAATCTGGCGCAAGTAACTACGCTCAACGCTTTTAAACGCAGAATCCAGTTTCTGACCAGAGGTATTATTTTGCGGCTTACCGTTTGTTTCCCCGCTGCCAAGCCTATAGTTTGTTTTGACTGGCTCGGGCAGTTTTATTTCCGGTAGAGTAGATTGGGAGTTCTTCAAAAAGGCCAGTCGCCTCTGGAGCTCAGCCCTTTCGGCCTGCTTACCGGATACGTCCATACCTATTCTGTTGAAACTCGCCAGTACGCCTTTATCATCGAGATCTGCATTCAGGTTCTTGATGCGCCGTTCAATTTCTGGAATGGAGGCATTCAGGCCGACCGAACTCCCGCCTTTGTACTGATCTATCAGCTTCCCTGCCTCGGCCCCCACCCTTACCAGCCAGGTGGCCAGGTCCACTACCCCACCAACCAGATCAGTCAGCCCCTGAATAACAGCCGGATCTTTAAATACATCCCCCATATCTCCAATAGACTTCTGGAGCCCACTCAAATCTACGCTGGCGAGCCCCGCAGCAAGTTCAATTTTAACGCCGTTGACCTGCGTCTCCATATCCTCAAACAGGGCGTTAACTCTAACCAGTTTTTCAATATCTGCGTCATCGGGCGCCACACCAAACTTCTTCGCGGCATCCATATACTGACGCAGCTTTTCACTGCCATTGTCGAGGAGCGGCAGCATCTTTGAGAGATCATTGCCCAGGCTTTCGAGAATGGTGGTCTTCTCGGCGTTGGACTTAACTTTCTCCAGGGCGTCGCTGATAGCCAGAAGTTGCTTATCGGGAGATTCTCCGGCCAGTTTCTTAGCCGACAACCCAAGAGAGTCCAGCGCACCGACCGCCTCACCAGATTTATTAAGAACGGCATCACCGATTTTGTCTCCGACATCTTTAAAGATATCGGCCATCTGATCGCCGGAAACACCTGCTTTCTCTGCAGCATATTGCCAGGCTAACAGGGACTGCGTGGACATGTTAAGGGACTTTGCCCAGCGGTCTGATTCGGTTATCTGACGTGAAGTGGTTTTGAGCAGGTTATACCCCGCCACACCAGCTCCGATGGCTGCAGCGCCGACTGCTGTTGCGAATCCGGTCATGGCAACTGCAGCAGCTGCGGCATCCTCCTTTACCTGCTTACGCCATTTTTGTGAAGCTCGCTCAGCCTGTGAGAGGCCAGAGACAAAACCGCCCACCTTGGCAATCAGGTCTATCGTCAGGGTGCCCAGTGATTTGGAAGCCATAAACTCTCCGTTGGCGGCGTTATGTCCAGCTGGCTCTGGCCTCCTCTAACGAGATTGGCCCATCAGCAGCTTTGACTTTGGTAAAGTGCAGTGTGAAATCGGTCGCAGTGAATGGTGGGTGTTTAGGGTCTCTGTTAACGTTGGCTATCATGCTGGTCACCAGCCCGGCACCCCACTCAACCCGCAACATAGGGTTCAGACTTCCGTATCGTTCCCGGTACTTTGCCCAGAGCTGAGTTTCTTTGAACGAGAGCGACTCTCGCGCTTCGGCGATCGTTTTGCCTCCGATTCCGTTGAGGACGAGCTCGCACCAGAATTCGTCTTCGGCGCTGAGCTCGAAGTCTTTCCCAGATCGTTAACTTCCTGAATGGCCAGCAGCAGCGCTACCGTCAGACCGCCATCCAGTGCACCACGTTCAGGATCGGCCTCACCAGTAATGTCTGCCGGAGTGAAGATGGGCTTACCCAGTTCATCGCAGATAGATGCAGCAATACGTCCTGCCACACCATCGACCTTACCCCCAAAAGCCAGTACATCGGAGGTTGCTGTGTGATAACCCATAGGGCGAACATACACGGTCGCAGTGATTTTTTTATCGCCCTGTTTCCATGAGATTTCTTTCTCAACCGGGCGACCGGTAAACGCGCCGGAATCTTTGAGTGCTTCAAGCGTAAGTTTCATTATTAATCCTGAGTAAAAAGGGCGTTGCCGCCCTGATTTTATGGGGTCACGACTTTTGGCACCCATACAGCAGATCCGGAGCGCTGGACAGATGCTGAAGTAGAAACAACCGTGTTTGCTGCAAAATCAAACGGGAAGTCGGACACATAGCCTTTGAATACGAACCATGTGCGGCTGTCAGGTAGCACCAGGCCATCGACTGCACCGGATGCACCATCTTCAGCTGCAGTTGGCGATGCTGTTCCGTCTGACCAGCCAATCGCGAACGTCAGGTCCTGATCTTCGTCGTCGTCCGAAATCGACAGGTTGTAGAGCATGATGTGGCTGGTATTTTTAGGATCAGCGTTAAGCGTCAGTGATGCTGTGCCAGGCGTTCGAAGACCACGCTTATAGCTGCGATCAAAGCGTTCAGAAAGACAGGTGTCTTCAATCTGGTCCGCGGGATTGCTGCCGGGTGAAAAGGCAGTGATACATTCAACTTCGCTCACCGCGCCTTTTGAGAGCACAAAGAACTGCGTACCTTGCGTCAATACAGACATTGTTATCTCCGGTTATAAAAAAACCGGCTCAAGGCCGGTGGTTGAATAATTCCTTTATCGAGTGACTATCCAGTCAACATCGAATGAGTAGCGATATCGCTTTGTTTCCGGGTCTTTCTCCTGACCGCCCAGGCGTGTGATATAAGCGTGAGGCTCGATGGCGTCACGCAGCGCAGAGGCGACGGCGATAACCTCGTCCGCCGTGTCGGCATACGCATCTACCTGCAGCGTAAAGGAGTCTGCATCCGGCCGCTGTGCCAGATAGTTTTCCGGCAAGCCAGTGATGTTCTGCCACACCGCATACGGGTAAGCGACAGCATCATCCTGCTTGCCGAAGGGGTATAGTCGCACCGGATCAGATCCGAGTAGCGCGGTTACCGCCGCACTGGCCGCGCATACACCAAATATGGGCGCAATCATGGTGGTATTCCTTTTTTCTGAGCGCGCTTAATGGCCCGGTCAATGGCCTTTTCATACTCAGTGCCAAAGGTATTTAACACTTCGCCGACGCTGCTCTCCGCTGCCGGGCGCATAATTGGCTGGGCGCGAACATTCTCGGTACCGAACTCAATAAGTCGCCAGTGAGGAGTGGGTGCGTTCTTGCCAAAATCGGGGTGCTTTTTAAGGACCGCGCCGTGCAGCACGCCAATGCGAAAACTCAGATCGCCCGTCCGCTTAAAAAGACGGCCATTCCAGCGCATGGCGATGTTATCTGCGATGCTCCTGCCGGTAGCCGGGTCATCAGCGCGACGGGCGTTAGTCTTCGCTTTCTCGACGATGATGTTACCGGCACGCCTGAGCGCAGCCCTGCCACCTTTGCGACGCAGATCGACGCTGACGGCATCCAGTTTTCCCAGCAAAGAATCGACGCCAGTAATGCTGAACTCAATACCATCAGCCATCGTTAACCCCCTGCGAACATGGAAGTGTCAGATATTCGCGCCCGCTTTTGTCGTCGGACAGAACGCCATGGACGTTATAAACACGGCCGAGATAAAGGATGCGGTGCTTACTGGTTACGTCATCGCGCCAGCGAATAGTGATCCGCGTCGTGACTTCGCTTTGCCCTGCCTGGGCCGCCACAAACTCACGCGCTGAAAGATCGACAACACTGGCCCACAGGGTAGCAACGTCAGCCCAGCCGTTGATAATGGCCCCGGTAGCCGGACTCTGGGTTTTGACAGGCCTCTGCAATATAACGCGGTGACGAAGTTTTCCTGCCTGCATGCTCACCCCCTTGGCTGACCGCTGAGGTAAGTCGGTACCGGTGAATCGAGTGTGGTGATGTCGATATCTCCCGCCATGTACTCATAAAGTAAGGCAGCCAGTGATTCACTGGATTCAGCCAGGCGGTTTATCGCCGCGGTCTGCTCTGTCTGCGCTTTTGTCTGCAACTCCAGCGCTTTCAGAAGTTCTTTTACCTGTTGCTCGTTCATAGGCAATAGCCATCCATTTTTTCAGCCACTCACGGCGAGCAGCACAATCACGACAAGCCATTCCGCCACCTATACCCCATAAATCCGATATGGCTGAAGTATCGATTCAACTGCCAGATCAATGGCGGATGAAGTGCCATTAGTGATTACCGCCTCCCGGTTTTCGTACCAGTGCGCGATAAGCATTAACATCGCGGTTTCGATATCTTCGGCATAAAGCAGCGCGTCGGGATCCGCCATATAAAGCGGGTCATCTGCCTTTTCATAAAGCCGGCGGCGGGTCCATCTCTGCACATATAGCACCGCAGCTTTTATTCTGGTTTCAATCCAGGCGTCTTCTGCAGTGCTTTCGGCATCGAGGCGACAGTGCGTCTTAACCTGCTCTTTAGTCAGCATGCGCGCCCCTTACTTACCTTTACCCTTTCCTTTTGGATCGGAGTCTTTACCAGGTTCCGGTTTTTTGGCGCCGGGTTCTGCGGCATAACCGCGAGCCAACAGCTCGCGACCATGCTGTTCCAGCGTCTCGAACTCAGTACCTTCAGTAAGCACGTTGCCTTCAAAGTAGATGGGCTTGATAGCAATCAGCTTCATGGCTGTCTCCTTAAAGAAAAAAAGAAAAGCGGCCCGCAGGCCGCCGTTAAGGATTACGCGCCGCCACCTGCTGCAGGCGCAGTGAAGGAGCCGTAGATGAACGCCTCAGGGCGTTTCACCGCCAGGGCCAGACGCTCTTCGCAGCGAATCGAGATCATGTTTTTCTCGAAGTCGTCGGCGTTCTCAGTGGAGATCACCACGTTGGCGTCTTCACGGTCGAACAGCTGTGCCGCAGCGTTGAATGCACCGGTCAGGAACTTGCCCTGGAATGCTGCTGCTTCGGTTGCTACCACCGGCAGGCCCCAAAGGGTAGGACCAGTCAGGGCCGCCGGGTTCGCCAGGATATAGCGGCCCAGCGTGTCTTTGGTGAGTTCAATCTTCGCCCAGTCGATGAAGTGCAGGACGTGGCCGGAAGCCGGGAAGCGCGCCAGCTGAGCCTGCAGCATTGCGAGGCGCAGATCGTCGATGCCGTTCTGTTGTTCTACGGTGAACGCAGCATCGTACGCCGAGGCCTGCGGCACGATGCCTTTCAGGTGCGCACCGGTACCGTCGCCAAAGAGAATTTCCTGTTCTTCCACATACTTCAGGCCGTAACGCATCTCGGCGTCGATAGTGGACTGCAGCTGCGCGAAGTCATCCAGAATCTGTTTGGACGCCTTGAACATGTGCGCGATGGTGGTGACCGGCGTGATCTGCGTGGCGAACTGGATATCGCTGTACGGCTTGGCGGTGCCTTCCGGCACAACTTTCGCCGCATTGGTGAAGCCGGTTTGCTGCACCCAGAAGATGGCCGGTGCTGAGGTGCGGCCAGGCGCGATCAGATCGCGGATGAAAAGGCGCTGTTTCGGTGCGGTGTCGATACCCGGCAGACGCTGCGGTTCAACCACGCCGGTGGCGACATCCGTGGAAATAAGCGCGGCGTTCACCGGCACGCTGACGCGCTTACCGCCTTCCACGCTTGCCGCGAATGCTTTCAGTGCTTCGCTGCTGATGACGGTCTGGCCAACGGTCTCGATCACCTTTGCAGCGTTGGCCAGCGGCATCTGAGCAACCTGCTGCTCAAGTTCGCCGAGCGCCGCCTTAAGCGTTTTTTCAGCATCTTTCAGGGCATTAAATTCCACCGCCATTTTGTCGACGGTGTCTTTGGTTTCGGCTGACAGCTCGCCATTTTTCTTTGCTTCTTTCAGCGCTTCTTCTGCCTTGGCATTAAATTTTCCGGTCGCCTCTTCAATGCTGGCGCTGACTTTTTTCAGGATCTCATTTACATCAGACATAATATCTCCGTTTTACTGGGCAGCCGCTTTCAGGCCGCTGAGTGCGGCTTCCAGTCGGTCAATGGTTTCGTTTTCGATGGTGGCAGCGCTCGGCGTGCCTTCTTGGTCAGAAGCAGCGCCTGGCTTGCTCCCGGATAGGGCTTTAAGAAGTTTTCGTCGTTCAGATCGTGGCGTATCGGTTTTGGCCAGCAGCGCGTCAAGCTTGCGCAGCGCCGCCGCCGGACTGTCGTCGTCGTCGGCAATTTCATCAGCGGAAAGAAGGCTGTCAGCAAAGCCCTTCGCTACCGCTTCACTGCCGCCTATATAGGTTTCGCCATCCATCATCTTGCCGATAGTGTCGGCATCTAGACCGCTGCGCGCCTGATAGATATCGCTCATCGCGTTATCAAACGGCTCCATGTCAGCGGCGATCTGCGCCAGGTCGTGACGGTTACCCATGGCATAGACCCAGCAGTTATGGATCATCAGGAATGCGCCTCGTCCGATCTGCACGTCATCACCGGCCATCGCGATAATTGATGCCGCCGATGCCGCCAGGCCAAGCACCTTCACGGTTACTTTGCCGTCGTATTCTCGCAGCAGGTTGTAAATGGCCAGCCCCTCGAACATGTCGCCACCGGGGCTGTTGATGTTGACTGTTACGTCAGCGCCATTAAGGGAGCGAAGCGCTCCGGCAATGCGGCTGGCCGTTACGCCGTCTCCCCAGTAGTCCGCGCCGATCACGTCAAAGATAGAAATGCTGTTGTCACCGTCCCGGGCGGCGCGGATGCCGCCGTTCCAGCGCTCCATTGCCGCTGCCGGCAGGTCAGATTTTTCGCGCGCAAAAGGTCGCCCCTCCGGCGCCGCCGGAAGGCTTTTAATTGTCATGGATGCTCCTAAGCCGCTTGTTTCAGCGGGGACTGTTCGAAGGGGATGTCAGGGAATACGTGGTTATGAACCTGTCGCAGCGCGAAAGCCTGTGCTGCCTGGCTGTTTTGCTTCAGGTCTTCAAGCGGCGTCAGGTTGAGCTGCACTGTATAAAGGTCGCCGCCCTCAATCGGTGGCATGTTTTCCAGGCGACGAACGTCGTTACGGGACATCCAGCCGTTCTGCAGCGCACTGGTGTAGTAAGCAGCCCTGCCAGCGCTGTCGGCGCGCAGCAAGCCCTCAACTGAAAACTCAGCAAAGAGGTCCTCTTCGCCATTCAGCAGACAACGTGAGATCTCCTGCTCGATATTCACCAGCAGCGGACGCAGCGTGTGGGTCAGGAATTGGAGGTTCATACCCTCAAGACTCGATGCCCAGCTGCTCTGCTTCGATGTGTGTCCGACCATAAATGGCGGTACGCGGAACCATCTGCAGATTTCCTCGATGCTGAACGACCGCGACTCAAGCATCTGCGCGGCTTCCGGGTTCATAGTGACGTTCTGATATTTCAGCCCGCCCTCAAGAACCATAATTTTTCCGGCGTTTTTAGAGCCGGTAAAGGCCTGCATATAGCCCCGAAGTCGCTCTCTTTGATCCTTATCAAGCGCCGCGTCAGCTGAAAGAAACCCGGAGCTTTGCAGGCCATTTTCGAAAATCTTTGCAGCGGATTCTTCGACGGCCATCGCCGCGCCGATCACGTCACGACCTGTCATCATTGGCATCATGCCGCAGACACCATCAAGGCCAAATCCCCGGATGTGCATCAGGTTCTTTTCGGGAATAACTCGTTTCTTGCCGTCCTCGGTGTAGGTGTATTCCAGCCTCCCGGTATCCAGCCGCTTTACTACCATGTTCTGGGGCATCAATGGCACCAGCGAAACCAGCTTATTGCCGATAAATAGCTTCTCGACAAAGGCATTACCTCGTAGGCAGATGCTGGCCACCACCATCAGCATAAAGCGCGACGGCGTCATTTCTAGATTAGGACGGCGACAAAGCACCTGGTAAACCGGATGGTTCTGCGCCAGCTTGCGCGAACCATCAGCCTGCCGGGTGTAAATCTTAACCGGCAACGTGGACACCGACTCGCTCAGAAGACGGACGCAGGCCCAGACGGCCGATAGCTGAATCGCCCTATCTGCCGTGACAACCTTGCCGCTGCTGCTCGTGCCATACCATTCCTGCCAGAACGTTCCGGTAGTCAGGCTGATGGGCACGCCCAGCCAGTTGAGCAAGGCGCTTTTTACCTTGCCCGGCTGCTTATTTTTCTTCATCAGAAACCTACCATGATGGGATTTTCAAAGAAGCCGTTAAGATCCTGTCGGGTCTCCGGCAGCATGGCCCGGCCTATATCCATGATCAGGGCAGTGGCCCCGTCGATTTTGTTCTCGCTGTGCTCCTTAATGGGCCGCACAACGTCGTCGTTACCAGGGAGGTGTTTACCCACCACGTTAGAGATACACCACGTCAGTATTGGGTGGCCGTCATGGTGGAAGCGTCCGGCCTCTATCGCCGCCTCAAGCTCTTTCATCGGATCCGACATATTGGTGTAGTTCTGGACGATTGTTATCGGAGTGAGACCCTCATCGGCCAGATGATGAGACAGGTTTGTGGCACCGTGGGGGTCGATGGCTGATTCCTCCACCGGGTTCTGCCGGTTAACCGCCTTGGCTTCCTCCAGGATGACGCGGTAGTCGATCTCAGCACCTTCAGTTACCTCCAGGTGCCCGGAATTCACCCACTTCTGGAAGCGTTCAGCAGTACGCTGATGATCGGTGTCAGTGCTGTATACCGTGTCATAGGGTACCCAGAACTTAGGCGCTATACAGTAATAGTGCCTCCTGCCGTCAATATCACGCGTGAAGATCCGCACCATGCTGTTCATGTCGAGTTTTCGGGCCAGGTCGAACGAGAGATAGCAAGGCTGGCCTTCGAACTGCTCGATCGTCAGCGTCTCATCCTCGCAGTTGCGCCAGCTGACCAGGTTGAAATAAGCCGCGCGGGCTGATACCCAGATGTTCAGGTGTTTGGTTTTGAAGACGTTGGCCTGGCGGGCATTGTTCATGCCCCGTTTCTGCTGGCTCAGCAGGAAATCGCTGTAGACCGAAATGCCCATGTTGGGGTTCGCCTTGCGCAGCACCGCCGGATCGGTCCAGTCATCTCCCTCATCAACGGTGTAAATCACACCGAACAGCTCATCGTTATGTACCGTGCCGTTCAGCATTTCAATGACTTCCCGGCGCTTGTCGTAGCACGGTCCCTCAATGTTATATCCCGCTGTGGTAATGGCCCACATCAGCGGCTGACGCCGGGCACCCATACCTGTCAGCATGGTGGTGTAGAGTGCATCGGTATCGTGCTCGTGGTATTCGTCCACGATGGCACAACTCGGAGAGGCACCGTCGCCAGGGTTGCCGATCAGCGGTTCAAGACGGGCCCCATCTTCCGGTCGGTTCAGGTTGGAGGCATTAACCTCCACGCCAAACGCGTCACAAAGCGCCGGGGTGCGCTTACACATCAGTCGCGCCGGGCGGAACACTTCCCACGCCTGCTTTTCTGTCGTGGCGCCGGAGTAAACCTCTGCGCCAAACTCGTCGTCGCAGGTGAAGCAGAACAATGCCACACCGGCAGAGATCGCTGACTTACCATTCTTGCGCGGGATCTCGGTATAAACCTCGCGGAAACGCCGCAGCTTCGAACCCTTACGCACCCAGCCGAACGCCGAACAAACGATAAACAATTGCCAGGGCTCCAGGGTGATGGGCATGCGTTTGAAGGCCCACTCGCCTTTCGTATGCGGCAGGAGCTGGATAAACTTTGCCGCTTTTTCCGCCAGGTCTTTATCGAACCGGTAGGGAAATTTTTTCGTTTTCTCTTTCGCCAGATCGTCCAGGTGCCGCTGGCACGCATCGATGACGTAGCGGCACGCCACAGTTTTCCCCCGGACGATGTCGCGGGCATATTGATTTGCGGCGTTCACGTTAGGGTAGGATTTGCGTGTCATAGATTTTTAAAGGGATTGTCCGACTGTTTTTTGTTCCCACCAATCAGGCGCTGCCTGCTGCTGGGGTCCAGCCCGAGCATGCCACCGAATGAGGCCATCTGCCGCATTGCTTCATTCAGAACGGTCAGCGCCGGGTTTTTGATCACACCGCCCATTGCGCCAGTTACGGTAATTCCATTTTTAGCAACGTCCACTTGCGCAGCGCGGGCGTTGGCATAGGCCACACAAAACATTTCGAGATTGTGTAAATCCGTGGCGCACAAAACCTCCTGCGCGCAAAGCTCACTAGAGACCATTCTCCACATTGTTGCAGCGGATTCGCTGAGCCACTCGGGCGGTTCGACGCCGGTTATGGGTGTGAAGGAGGGTTCTTCTTTATTGAGGGCGCGCTTACCCGGATTGCCTGCCAGCAACTTCCGGGCAGTCGGCTTGGCGCGGCGTCCGGATCGGCCCGTCGCTCCAGCCATAGACGCTCCAGTTAAATTTTATATTTCGCGGGTGTAAAAATCTGACTGAGGCGGCGGTCCTTAGCAGGCAGGGGCCTGAACTTTTGACCCGCCCTCCCCGTTGATGAGAATCGATATCATTCACATCAGGATGATTGCATTTGAAATCATTTCGCATGCTGTCGTTACGAATCATTCTCACTCAGGTCTATCCTGACCGGGTGCTCGTTCATGCCGGCATCAAGGCTAAAGACGGCGGTGATGCTGGGCATGGTGGCCGGTTCGGTGTTAACTGTGGTACTCAACTGCTGGCTGATCAACACGCCATCGACTGCGACGCCATAGCCCAGGAAGATCTGGCCCCGATAGATATGAGCAAGTTGCACTTTCTTCTGCTTCACTTGTTTCTCTCCGTTGCAGTCTTGCGCTTATGGCATGGCCAGCACAGCGATTCGAGATTGCTGTCTTCGTCTGTGCCGCCGTGAGCTTTCGGGATGATGTGGTCGACCGTTTCCGCAGGGCGTGGCCTGCCGTTGCGCAGGCACTGCTGGCAGATGTGTCGATCACGTTTAAGGATGCGGACGCGGATGATGTCCCACTTACTGCCGTAGCCACGCTGGTGGCGGCTTAGTCCTCGCTGGTGCTGCTGCCACCCTTCGTTACGGTGCGCCTCGCAGTAGCCGGAACGGTCTGTGGTGGTGCCGGAGCACCCGCGTTTACGGCAGGCGCGCGGAATAGCTGCTGGCATATTGTCGGCTCCAAAAAAAAAGCCCCGACGCATTTCGGGGCTATAGAAAGAAAAAAAGTTTTGAAGCGAGTGCACTATAACTTCTCGAAATACCAAAGCAGGTTACTAGCTATTTGATATTCTGGGCCTTTGGGCAGCGGCATATTGGGATTTACAATTACCCATTCATATCCCTTCTCCAAGCTTGCATCATTGCTGCTCTGCTTTTCGCAAAGTTTATAGTGAATAATGCGCTCAGGTTTCGCCTGCTCACCTTGAGCATACACTTCATATTTATCGTTATGTTTGCAAACGACAGTAAAAACTAATTTTGAATAAGCCACATCAATCTCCTTTAGTTATTTGGGCATCCCATATACCCACAAGGAGAATGGCACCTTTGTCCATGTGGTGGCAACGAATAGTGAAAGGTAACGTAACCTTCATCAAAGCATTCTCACAGGCACTCAGTTAATGCCTGCTGTAATGACTATCCCTTACTGGGGATATTTTGTTGATTATCCGCTGCAGGGGGTATTTTCATTGCGATGAGCCTGCCCATGGAGATGGTAATAAAAAACCGCCTGGAGGCGGTTATTCACTGATCTTACTCTCTAACTCTTTCTGAAGTTTAACTTTAAATAAAGCTACGCTTTCGCGAAATCTTTTGCGAGCGCCACTAAAATCTCGTCGTTCCATTGCTATATCGGATAGATCAGGCTCAAAACCATAAGCTATCTGGTTTGCCTTCTGTAAGTGACTTCCGCATAAGTTAAGATCTTTATGCAATTGGGGAAAATATATAGGTATAAGAACATGCAATCGATAAAATGCCTCTTCGTCAGCACATGCTTTGAGCAAAGAATCCCTCTCTTTTAAACTAATATTACCCATCATATACCGCATATGCGCAGTAAAATAAGATCTACTGCTGTTTGCCCATCTGGTGGCACAAGAGAAAGCCTCTTCGCCCTTTTCTAATAAAACCCCTCTGTTTTCCCTATTTTTTTCATGCTCAATTTTTAATTTCAGACTTTGATAGTTTTGTCTGTTGTTTAGCCAGGCACCAAGAAGGGCAAACCCACCAGCGATCAATGCAGAAAGCAATGCTGCACCAGCTGCTATCATGGCAGTTGCATTTTTATCGAGCCATTCCAAATGACACCTCCTTTTATTGGAGGAGTCATTATCACGCATCTTTTACTAGTGTCGCAACGCTTCATAGCATGGCTATCCATTATCAAGCCCACCAGCAGGTGAGCTTTGTAATGGCTTATTCAGCTGGCTGAATATCGATGAAGTACTCTTTGCCCTGTTCAAACTGTTCGAATGCAACCGGGTTCGAGACAACCATCTGCAGTTGGCCGCCAGGTGTGTACTTTGACCAAGACTTGTTTTCTTCGGTCTCGGCGGTCACAGGGCTCATGTGGATTGTACGGTGTGAATCCCCATCAGCTTTCTGAATGAAGTGGCAGCGGAATTTAGCGCGAACGGTCATTTTATTTCCTCAGTTAATGAAAAGCCCCGCTGATGCGAGGCTGTGAAAATTTGCTACGTTTAAAGTCCAGAGGAGAGACTGTGTCAGAACCTCAGGGATGAGGCTCTATTTTGATGCGCAGTTCGCTATCCATGCTTTGTTGTGCGCCAGGATGTCTTTCTTCGTCTGCTTATCCAGTACATCCCAGTCATGATCGGTGCCGTAAATGGGATTAACCCAGTCACACGCCGTATCCACCACTTCAATCCTTTCGGGTCCAGTCTGAGCGCAGCTCGTGATCAACATCGTCATCAGGCATGCGGTTAACAGTCTGCTGTACATTGCTGGCCTCTTTTGTTGCTTCTACCCGGCGTTCTGCTGCTGCGACCGTTGCGGCGGCGTTATCTTCGGTACGCTGCTGATCAGCTTTTGCTTCCGCTTTGCTGGTGCCGCGAATATGGCCCAGCCCAAAACCACCAGCTGCGGCAGCCAGCACAGCGCAAATAGCACCGATGATGATCTCTACTATGCTCATGCGTTTACCTTCGGTTCAAAAGAGCGAACGTTTACCGGCTCCCCGACAGGGAAACCCCAGTTGAACCAGGTAAAGATCCTCAGCTCGCACATGCCATCGAAGAGTTCACCCGGTTCGACATCGGCATAACTGCAAACGATATGGAGTTCATTTCCCTCCTCTTGCAGTACGACGGTATCTGTCTCCCAGCGCGGGATAAGGATGCGTAGCCATTTCTTCATGTGAGTACCGATTTAGCCTGGTTGAACAGAGCGCGCCGTTTATCCAGGCCGTTCCGTCCGCCATTGATGATTAGCGTTACGCGCTCAACATCGCCCGAATAAAGCAGGCAGCCGTGGGACACGTAAAACCATGCTGCGGATCGCGCGGCATAGACATCCTGCTCCAGCAGTTCGGGGTGGGTTACAAGATCCAGCTTCATCGCTTGACCGCAGTTACGGTAGTTGCTCAGTCCTGTAATCTGCTTCAGACCCCGGCCCCGGTATTTCCAGCCGTCACCAGCCACCTGATTGCCCAGGTTCTTTTTGCCCCACTCTCCGCCATAGACCAGATTGGCGATTGCTTTCTGGTTAGCTGGCTGCGTGGCCGTTCTGCCGAGGGCTGCGGCCTGTTGTGCTGTGATGCGGTGCTTACCGAACACTGACACCAGACTATCTGCCGCATAGTTCAGGTTCTCCACCAGCCGGGCAAAGCCACCGGATTCATGGCCTATCTGAGCGATGAACATGGCCTGGTCGAGCTGCGCGGTAATGCCGAACTCTTTCATAGCTGCGTTTATATGCTGATACCAGCGCACAGCTAACCCGGCGCTGAGCCCAGCCGCCTTCTGAAATTGTGCCTGATTCATGGAGTTCCTTACTTGGTGTCGCCACCAAAGCGGACGTTGATAACTCGGGTTGCCACAGAACGTACTTGCTCAACGCCAACAAAGCCCAGAGCTCCACCGATAGCGATTGAGAGGGTCTGCGGAAGATTGACATAATCCAAAGCGGAAACTGCTGTTAATGTCATAGCGCCGCACATCAAACCTTCCAGTAGCATCTTTTTCCAGCCACCACCGCCATACGCAATTCTCAACACTGCCATCATTATCGACAACAGCACAGCTCCAATGGGTGTTTCACCACGCCACCAGCTGTGGAGTAAATCAATTAACTCCGTCCAAGAGTGAGGGTCGTTATGCATTTTCATATCTCTCACCTCGCAGTTATGCGAGTATCATTAAAGAATTATGTTACTTATGTTGATAATCTTTCTGGCAAAGGCTTATTTACACTCAAAAAAACCACATAAATCATAAGGGAACTTTATGTATCTAGTAAAAAGCTGTGAAAGTCAGTTCAATGTTTTAACTAGTAAAACGATTAATATTGGCAGCTTAGATTATTACCGAAGAATCTCAGAAAAGCAGATCCAAGACCCTGATGAAGGGAAAATTAAAATAGAGTTCAATTTTAGCAATCTTTATATGGACCCTGAGATGGGTAAAATGCTATTTAATCACAACGGTGCTCACATACAACTTTACTTCCATGAAATGTTCATGGAGCATTCTCATCCGGTTATAGGTGATATTTCTTACTTACATGGCAAAGGCGAAGGGGAATTCACTCATCATAACCAATTAGCATTTTGCATTTCAAAATTAGAACGCCATCACGATGCCACTGGCTTATTTAAAGACTACCATGATTACTGGTATTTCAACTATGACAAACGCTTCTTAATTGCTCAGGAAATGGCCAAAGAAATCAGAAATAAAATCACCAACAATATAAAGAATCAAAAATGGGAAATGAAAAATGATTATTTATTCATGGATAACGGGGAGTTGGCCTTCAAAGAGAAAATTGATTTAGATTCCCTTCAGGTATGGTTTAAAATACAAGAAATAACTTATGTTGATAGAAAATTAGATATCGACAATAATTTCTATTACAACCACAGAGAAGAGATTGAAAGATTAATTTCAGGTATGTGTTTTTTGAAGCCTAGCCATTTCGCTCCAGAGAATGAGATCCGTTTTTTGTTTTCTATTTCATCAAACGGTGCATACATTTCACCTTTATTTGAATCGCTCATTATTGAAAACGGTAACATTAACATTTTTGTCAAACGAAAAAATTGACTTCCTTTATAACAGTAAAGATTCTGGTATACGTGGTAATTACTTAAAATGTCAGACTCTCCGGGCGGATTGCGAAAAAAGCAAAGTTGGGATTGTCCGGAAGCCTAGATAGAAAAGGCCACCAGATGGTGGCCTCATATTGGAGATTATTACGGTAAGAATCTGAGCTAGTTAAGAATCACCATTCTAGGCTTTCTTTGGAGGACTTCAGGTTTTCGATGTACATCATATTAATTGTTGAATAGTTGCACATATCCAAAGCTGAGTCGCAATAGTCATTGATCACCTGATCCATGATCCTTTTATCTTTTGCCTGCGTGGCTTGCTTAAACGCGTCTAGGTTTTCACGCTCCATCATGCGCAGAACCGTGTCCTGACACATGTCCAACTGACTGTCACAATAATCTTTATGAACGCGCTCTTTGATGTATTCGATAACTTCGCTCTTTTGATCTTCAGAGCCATCGAACTCCATTGGGTTGATAAATTTCGCAAAGGTGACGACGGGGAATAAGCACAATGCTGTGACAAGAATCTTACACACACTAAACCCTTACAAGTGAGTTTTTATTGGGATTTTAATTTATCACTTACATTGAGGAAGGGAATTGATTTCATTAAAAAACCCGCGTGTAGGCGGGTTTTTGTTTTGTTCTTTTGCTCTGTTCGCTTTAACGTCCCGAGCCTACCACAATTCAAACACTTTATTGCTCACTTTGCAACTTAAATCTGTCGACATTTGTGTCGAATGTGTCACAAAGTGGAGCGTACAGGATCGATTCCGCAAGACTTAACCAGGTATCAATGCGGCGGCGGCAAGTAATCAGAGTCCAGTCAGGGTGCTTTTCATGAAGCTCGTTGGCCATCTGGAGTTTGCTCTTCCTCAGGCGGTGGCGATCAACAATGACCCCATATAGAGATCGGTAGTCGTCATTCATCAGCACGGAGGCTATGACTCCATCCACTTTCAGGCCCTCTTCATCTGAGCAGAAAGCCAAGCCACACTTGTTTTTACCGTTAAGGATTTCTCGGAGATATGCTTCAAGCTCAGGCTTAGTAATGCCGGATTTCTTCATGCGACGAAGCGCATCATTGATAGCTGTCTTGGTAATTTTCCCGGATGCCAGCAACTGGTTAAACATGTTCCCGCCAGAACCACCACCGATGTATGACCAGCGGCCCCACATGCGCAGCTTTCCCTGAATCCAGATGCTTTCGAGTGTACGCAGGCGAACCATTTCGCCCGTCTTGCCAACTTCAGAAGGGTTAATCATTATGCGTCTCCACTACGCCAGTACGCCGATTGCCAGCGCACGATCTAAAAACCGAAACAGCAGCGCTAACTGGTCGCCGTATTTCGCTTCAAATGCCACAGGGCCAGCGTGCAACTCGTCGTGATGCTCTCTGCACAGAGGTATCACAAACAGGTCGTGCGCCTTTGTACCCATTCCACCCTGCCCGTGGCCTATCAGGTGGTGGGGATCGTCTGCTGGTTTGTTGCAGCACATGCAGTGCTGCGACTTTACCCAGCGGGTGTACTTTTCGTTTTTCCAGCGGCTCCGTTTGAATATTTTCATAAAGGATTCCGGGCTATCCGGATCAACCTTCAACGTAACAACCTTTTTAGCTTTCTCCTGAAGCAGCTCTGCAGCCGGAACCGATGGCATGATTTCGCTTTCCCGCATTACAGACTGGATAGGTTCTGGCTCAATCCTCAGAGCTTTTGCCGCCAGATTTTCAGGGATAACATCTGCCAGTCCGTTCCTGACCATCCACCAGCAGAACTCCGGAAGTGTCAGCACATGGCTTTCAATGAAGCCAAGTTGACCGCTTACGGTTGCCAGTAGCCAGGATACCAGGTTTTCACGTGCAATTCCTGCAAGTCTTTCAGTGGTTTGATCTCTCAGGTTGTTATCGCAACCCCAGCACAAACGTATGCTGCCGGGAGCGTGGCGCATCACTGTAAAATCATGGGAATGCCATTCTTCGTGTGGCCACTGACATTCATACTTTCGCTCCAGCCAGGCATCCAGACCGTTCAGGCCACCAGCACGCTGAATAACGCGCTCGTTCTCAAAAACAACCTGCATACTGTCATCATGTTTCAGTGGCTGGTATGACTCTGGAAGCAGGCCAGACGGTAGATGCTTTATAGCGTCCGATGGCTTTTCAATTACCACCCTGCCCTGACGGAATAGCCAGAGCAAATCAGTTCCGGGGCGAAAGATAACTACCCCGGCCATAGGCGCAATTTCAGGTGTAAGTAGTGCCCTCACGCCATTTGCCCCTTAGCGATGTGCTCAGCCCACAGACCGCCGATCCACTTAACGCCTTTGGCGGTGAAGCGTGCCTGGCTAAAGGCATAATTAGAAGCGTTTGTTGTGCCTGTCTTAACTTCAAAGCGCTCGGCCTCGATGTGCTGGTGATAAGGGGTAAGCACCCCACTCAGGCGATACATGATGTGATTATCCATCAGGAACAGACGGAACTCGGGCTCTTTGGCATTGAGCAATTTGGCCACCTGCCGGAAAGTCATTGAGCCGGTGGCGGTTACATAGCGATCAACAAATTCAGCTTTAGGTGCGGCAATGGCCAGCTCTTCACTCAGCCGCTGTTTCTGTTCAGCAAGATCGGCAGCCATGCGCAGTGCTTCAGGCAGTGTCTGAGGAACCACCATGCCGGCGCCGTTCTCCAGTTCCTGCCAGCGGTCTACAAGACGAGCCGTAAACTCCGGGCAAAGCTGAGCAACTATCACATAGCTGTCGCGTTTATTAACTTCGTAGTAATGGTAGGTCTGCTGGTTCTGAGGATGGGTGTACTGCATTGCAGCATACCCCCCAATAACACCGCTATTCATGAGTCTTTCAATAGTCACACATACATTGCTGTGGCGAGAGTCCACCAGCTTGGCAATTTCACGACTGGACATCGTTATTTGCTGCGCCATAGCGGCTGCATGATGGGTCTGACACATTACGGTTAAGTTCATCTGGTTCATGCTCTTCTCCACTTTTTAGGCGGCTGCACCCGCCATTGGTTCATGTGTGGTGATCGTTATTTCTACCCGGCCTCCTGCCACCTTCGGCCCCCACTTCACCAGCATGCGTTGTACCTGACTGTCGTCCTCCCAGACACCAGCATGGGTTAGCGCATCGAACAGCGCTTTGTTGTAGTTATCGATGTCGCGGCGGCGAGAATCTGGTGGAAACAGAAGGATCTCCACTGCCGCCGGTGCGGTGGAGGGTTTTGGCAGGCGGCGCAGCTGATCGACAATAGCCGAACAAGCTGCACTCTGGTATGCCCTGCCCTTTGCGCTAATGAGGTGACGGCCTTTCAGTGGTCCCTTGTTCGGGGCTCGCCAGTAGGTGTTTACGCTCGGTGGGAACGGGAGAACAAGTTTCATAACGTCACTCCCTGCTTTTTCAGCCATTCCACAGCGTTATCTCTGGCATTTTCTCCACCGGATAGCAGCTCTTTAATGATCGTTACAGGTTCTGCATCCCATTCCGTTTTGACTACGGTAATCCCCCTGGCAGCGCCAGGAGCAATTGAGATGTACCCTTTTTTCTTGAGCGCCTTCACATGCTCAGCAGCAGCATTAGGTGATGCACAGCCAATTAAACCGGCAAGCTCCAGAATCGTCGGCGGAAATCCGGTTCTATCCTTGTAGAGCACTATTGCATCCAGAACTTCACTTTGACGGGGCGTTAAATGGTTCATGAGTCCACTCCATAGCGCCCGTTAAGGCGTCCAATGACACTGACGAATTTGATGAAGGAAATGCCGAGCGGTTTTACCTTCGCATAATGCTTGCTGAGCAAGGGCCTGCTGACACTGTCGAATTTTGGCCGCGGTTTGGCGTTCATCGCTGATTTGATCGCTTCACTACAGCGCTTTGCCTCTGCATGAATGGCGTTCTCGACGGACTGGTTCATAAGCTGCTCTCCCGGTACGTCAGTTTCGGAGATGCCCATGCAGGCAATAGTTCTACATCTGGAGACGCTGACTCATTTCCCCAGTGGTGCCAGCCTGGTGCTCCACAGCGGCTGAAAAGCTCGATACGAGGAACATCACCATAAAGCTGCTCCAGCTTATAGCGAGCTTCTTCTGGCTTCGCACTGTGTTTACCCAGTGGGCTGTAAATGACCTGCTTTACACTGGCGTTCTGGCGCATCAGCCCCTTCCCCTTTACGGCGATCAGCAGATCCTCGGTATTGGCGCGGGTATAGTTGCCCCCGTTCATCTTCGTCTGAGCATTCAGTAGATCGAGGAAATCGTAAAAATCACAGACCTCACCACGCTGTAAAGCTCGGTTGATATGCTCCTCGGCAAGCGTATTAAACTTCACCCAGGTAAAACCTTTCATGGTGCGGACCCTAAATCCCCATGCCTCAGCCAGCTCTATCGCTTCGCGGGTGTGGGTGCCAGTGAACCACATGGCCAGTACAGCATCTTCGGCAGCCAGTTCCCACACCGGCAGGCGCTTCATGTCGATGAGTTTCATCGTGCCGTAGTGGTTACTCGCTGCCCCGTTGCTGATGGTGTTGCCGTACTCCCAGGCAGGGTCTGCGTAGATTAACGAATATTTCATCCCACGCTCCTTAAGCTGTTGCCTGCCAAAAAACACGTATCTTTTGCCGATTTCTGCTTTTTGGCTTGGCTAAGGTATCGCTGGCGCTCAACAAGTATCTTCTCGCGCAGGACTTCGCTTTTAGTTTTGTGGAATGCTTCCATCAGGACCGTGGCCGCTCGCTGAAACAGGCCCTTTTCAGTAAGCCCCTGGGCTTTCAGCATCAATGCAGCTACTGCGGGGTTAACTACGCTGTCCATCTCAACATCAGTAGCACTCTGAGCTCGGTCTATTTTTACGCGGGAAATTACTTCCCCGACTTCTCCGCTCGGCGGCTTGGCAAAATACTGGTAGCACTTGCCGTTATGCTTACGTGTGGCGCGGTTAAGTTTTACCAGGTGACATACGCCACGCTGCACGGCGTGAACGTCAAACTGTGGCATCGATGCCGCCAGCTGCTTGTTGGTCAGGCCAGGGTTGTTTGCGATGAACAGCTGAATGTTTTTCAAAAGGCTCATGAGTTAGCTCCTCTGAAACCAGCGGGGATTGATGTGTCCACTGGACCAAAGTTCATTGCCGTAAGCTGGCGTTGGCCTTCCCACTCCTGACGTTTTGGACGACCTTTGCTTTCCCAGCGTGTGGCACTTTGCAGATACCCTTCGAATTTTTTCGGCCCAAAGAGTGTTTCAGGACGCATGTACTGGTACTGGTCGTCATTGCCGTTCCAATGCTCATGCTTCAGGTCGATAACCAGCTGCAGATCGTGAACGCTATAACCTTCGCGAAGTCTAGCCCTGATGTTTTCCAGTGAGGTTTTGGATTTCTGATAGCGAGAACCGCTGACCTGGTTCAGATGGTTCAAAACGTGAATCGCATTGTCAGTGATCGTTACCTCCGGGTCTGGTTGCGACGCAACCGGACAAGAAGGGTTTTTATTCTCTGTAGTACTCTCTGTTGTATTCTCTGTAAGAACATCAGGCCATTTTGACCTGATGACAGCGGTTCGTTTTGACCCGATGGAGCGTTCCACTTTGACCTCTTCCATTAGTTCATTTTGACCTGATGGACGAGTGCATTTTGAACTCTTCGACTTGGTCACTTTGACCTCATCTAAAAGCTCGCTTTCATAGTTAATCGTGTAGTAGTTCGTCATGTCGCGCTGAGACTTGTTCAGTTGCTCAATTTTGAGCACCCCGAGGGTCTTCAGGCGGGTGAAGGTGCGCTTCAGGGTAGACTCGGACCAGAACGGGAACTGCTCCAGCCACTGCTCGTTCGTGTTGTAAATCCAGCGCACACCGTCACGTTCCAGACCGGAATTTGTCTCTTTCAGCCAGTAATTCACCTGCTGCAACGCAATGGCCTCGTTCAGGCCAATGCTGTATGCGAGGTCAGGGTTAATCACTATCGGCCGGGATGGCATTAACAGGCTCATGGCAGTCCTTTAACTCTGTAAATTTGCGCTGGAATTGCTCAAGAGGGCTGAAGCACTCATGATCGTACCCTTCGCGAAGGTATATAACGCGTCGGCTTTCTGGCTCCCATCGAATGACTCGCACCGGGATACCTCTGTGGTCTCTGAACCTGCGATCAAGCTCTGACATAAGACCTCCGCTTTACGACGCCATACCCCCACGATTGCAATCGCCCGACTGTGGTTACACGGAACCCAGCGGCCTGATACCATGCGCTCATACCGAAACGACGAGGCCCCATGCACTGGAACGCCACGTAGTTGCGGCAGACGGTGATTTACCGTTAAACTGTTCATGCGTTAGTTTCTCCACTGATACGACACGCCAAGGGGCCCGGAGCTGCACACTCGCGGGCCTCACCCATTTCTGGAAGGCAATAAACACGGGAAATAAGGTTCAGGAACGTCATGAGAGTGACCCTGAACTGATATGCGATATCGTTAAGACTTTGCCACTCGCCCCGGTCAACTACACCATCTTCAATGTAATGTCGGTAAGCATTGACCAGCTCACCAAGCCTCCCCACCAGCTCGGCCAGTTTCAGGCCAATCTCTTCGTTTTCATCATCTGGCGCGGCGCCGGGAACGTGAATACCGTTATCAGTTTCACGAGAGAACGCGTCAGCGATGTAACTTACGCCAGCAGCGCTCTGAAGCACCATTGCCCATCCCAATGGGAAAATCTGGTCGCCACCAGCACGAAGGCGGTTAAATAGTGAATTCTGGCTTTCGCGCAGAATCTCCGCCGCTTCAGCGTACCCGCCAGGCAACGCCGCAATCGTCTTTCTGATTGCGCTCACCAGCCAGGCGGGCTGCTTTTCAACTTTCCATTCAGGTTCTTTACCCACGGTCATATCCTCTTTTCTGTGGTTTCTATCAAGCCGCTGAATCTGTAGCCTTTTGAGGGCGACTAATCGCCTTGATCAATTCCTTTGAAAATTTTCCCTCAGAGGCTAAAGCGATTTTTTCCGCATAGTTAGTCTCGCCAGTAAAATCTGTGCGAGGCAGACATCCTTTTTTCATCCACTTATAGATGGAACGAGCACTACATCCGCAAGCAGAAGAGATGGTAATGACACCAATCTCCTTGATTGCTTCGGTAAGAGTTGGGAGCTTTTCCTCTTGCATATGAACCTCACTTTATGAACTTAAAGTACATATTATGACGGAACTGATAGTTCACGCAAGTACACCTATTATTGAACTCATGGTTCAGGAAGAAAGAGCGCGACAAGACTTCTCCAAAAGGCTAGCGCTAGCCTGTGAAAAAGCTGGTTTTCAGATTCATGGTCGGCAGGCAGAAATTGCCAAGAAAATGAAGCTAACACCTAAAGCTGTGAGTAAATGGTTTAACGGGGAAGCAATACCAAGGCGTGGAAAGTTGCAGGATCTGGCAGCTCTTCTTGGCACGTCTGCGACTTACCTGCTAGGTGATTCTTCTGAGGACGGAATTACCAAAAGGCAAGCCAGCGTGAGCAGCAATGTTTACCGAGTGGACGTTCTTGATCTTACTGTCAGTGCTGGGCCAGGCTCGTTCATGATTTCTGAGTTTGTAGAAGTTCTGCATGCTATTGAGTTCACGACCGAACATGCTCGCTCCCTCTTCGGTAATCGCTCTCAGCACGACGTTAAGGTGATGACTGTAGACGGTGACAGCATGTGCCCAACAATTCAATCTGGTGATCGCCTCTTCTTTGATGTGTCCGTGAGGAACTTCAAGGTTGACGGAGTGTACGCATTTGTCTTTGGGCAGCATTTCCATGTCAAGCGCCTGCAAATGCAGGGCTTACAGTTAGCCGTGCTTTCAGATAACCCGGCATACAAAGACTGGTATGTAACGGAAGAGAATCAGGACCAGCTATACATCATGGGCAAAGCGCTCATCCATGAGTCAATAGCTTATAACAAGCTTTAGAAACGAAGTTGCGGCTGGTTTAAGTTCCTTTCGGCGGGATTATAAATATGATTTATGAAAAGGTTTTATTTGTTTATACCACTTTATTGCAGGAAGGAATGGCGGTTGCCGATATTCATACTCCAAACGTGGCTCTTTTTGATGTTGACCCACATAAGATCTATCCAATAGTTGTAACGTGCGGATTTTTAACTGATACATGTAAAATTTACTGGAACGAGATTGACGTAACTTTTAATGATAAATCTGTCATTGATCCTACATTCGATGGTGAAAGCACTTTCAATGTATTAGGTAGTGGATACCCAAACAAAGATCACTACTCCTCCGTTGCTTCATTCTACCTGAAAGGCATAAGGTTAACGAACCCAGGTTTATACACTGCGAAGGTTTCCCTCTATGATAGCGGGGCAGATGGAAAAAAAGGAAATCTAATCGATGTTAAGGAAAGTCACTTTATCGTAGCGGGAGATTTTAAGTAGATGGGAGAGCTTTTTAAATTAAACAGGCCTAACCTTGAAAACAAAAATTATGCACCTCATACTAATGAGCATGGTAGCGGCAGTGGTGGAGGTGACGACATGCTTCAGAGAGTGAAAGAGCTTGAAACAAAAGTCGCAACCCTCGTAACCGATGTAGCAATCATCAAAGACAAACTAGCTTCCAAAGAGGATGTTCAGTCAGTAAAGACAGAGCTACATAAAGAGTTGAATGCTCAGACATGGAAAATCATTACAGCTCTAGTCATAACCGTGCTTATAGCAGTCTTTTCTAAATACTTCATCAAATAACCCGGACATCAGGCCGGGTTTTAGTACCTACTTCACAGCTTTACTACCATTCCTCACTATCTCCGCAGCATCTCTATTAACTCCCTTTCCAACCACATGCTTGGCTCTGCGATACTGCTCCAACTTCTCGATGATAGATTCCTGCGTCACTGCTTGATCTGATAGCGATAAATCCATAACCGCTTCGGCAATAGCATGAACAATCATAATCACCCTTTCATCGGCCAAATCCATTAGCGTGCATTTTTGATGTTTTATTAATCACACCACCGACTTTAGAGCAATTAAAATACACTTAATTTCAATATGTTATTTAGTCAAATACCCTAAATGTACTTTTGGTACTTTACATTATTGAACTAATGGTACATATTTAATACATCAGCAGCGAACATTGTGGGTAAGCAGAATGAGCACTAACACAAACAGAAAGATGTTCAGCTTCCAAAAGGGAGTGGTGATCAAGCCTCTGTATGACAAGTGCCCTGCATGTGGTTGTCGTTTAGATGAGTTGTATCAACCCGTAAACGATGAGAGCAATTCCGGTGATATCAAGAAGCACGCCGATCAAGCAAGGAGTCCATCCGGTGTGAATGCGTTTAAGTGGTGGCATCCCATAGCGAGCTGGTATTTCTTCTTCGTGCATCGGATGGTTTATCCATTCGGCAATTCCGAAGACGATGCACCCAAGGCTGATTATAAATGTTTCCCTAACAGGATAATTACCAAGAACACCAGCACCGTTCAGAAGCATGACAAAAACTCCAAGGGCAATAAGCACCTTGTACCAGGCGTCAAGCGCAAGCTTAGATAAAGGATTGTTCATGTTTTTCAGTTTCTTGGTTGTGTGAGAACTCCAAGAATACCACCGAGCCTGATGTGGTGAAAAGACAGGCACACAACATGAAAGCGCACTCCTTATCAACCAGTTGTGGATGACAGGTGTGAAACAAAAGCGGAGTGCGCTCTCAGTTGTGGCATTAGCTCAGATGGATAGAGCAACGGCCTTCTAAGCCGTGGGTCGCAGGTTCGAATCCTGCATGCTGCGCCAGTATCACGTAGCCAGCGTGGTAAACCCGTAGTAACTGCAACAAATGCTGTGTGTAGTCTTGGCGGTCGGCAGTTCTGAATGTCCTTATGTCGACCGCCCCTTTTACACAACTGAAAGCGCGTTCTGGACCTTTAACCTAAGTGTCAGTTCGTTAAATGCAAATTCGAGCGGAACGCGCTCTCAGTTGTGGAGAAGCTAACAGGCGATGGCAGTCGCCCGTTTTACTAAGTGCCCTGCCAGGGTGCTTACTAAAACGAAACCCCTTTATTTTTTGTCGCCAAGCGGCGAGGGATTCGTGCAACCAAAAATCAGCGCTGTGCAGAGCGCTTATATAACGGAGAAACTGACCATGACGACCACACAGAACGTCACCGAGTTACAACCACGCTTGACCAGAGAGCAGCTGATCGACGCAGCTCGTAAAGCCGCCCCTCTCCTTCCACCTGCTTATCGCGGGATCATGAATGAACTGGCTAACCGACTGGATTACACCAGCGTGGCGCTTTGTGAGTCCATGAGTCAGCGTAAGGCACTGGCTGCTGAAAATGCCACTCTTCGAGAGGATGTTACCTGCTGGGCTAAAGAGTGTGACCGTATCGTTGAGCGCCACACAAAAACCCCCAGCAATATGCACCTGCTTGAAGCCCAGCGCGAGCTTCGCGAACTCACGCCTGTCACCCTGAAAGTATTAAACGAAGGGGTTGCGTGATGGCTAACTCATTCAAATTGATGTCTCGTGACGGAACTATCAAGCGTACTGACACCGGCATGTTCATCAGTCTCGACGATATTCACGTTCGCGAGGGCTTCAATAAACGTCACGATGACGACGAACGTACCCGCCTGGCTGATGATGACCTGTTCAACTATCTGATGAATGGTGGCTCAGTACCTCCGCTGGAAGTTATCGCCCGTGATGAAGGTGGGGTGTGGGTTGTCGAAGGTCACCGCCGTCGTCGTTGCTATGCTCGCTGCGCTGAAGCAGGAAAGCCTGTAGACCGCATCCACATCATGCCATTCAACGGGAACGATGTTCAGCGCCTGGCGCGCATCATGACCAGCAATAACCAGCTTCCATTATCCGATATGGAACAGGCCGCGGTTATCCAGGAGCTGCATAACGCTTTTAACCAGACCACCAGCGAGATCGCAAAGCTGGTCAATAAGTCTGTGGCCACGGTAGAGAAGTTACTCACGCTTAGCACTGCCAACTATGACGTTCAGCAAGAAGTGAAATCAGGCGCTGTATCAGTCGATGTTGCTGTTGATCGCGTCCGTGAATATGGCGAACAGGCTGGCGAGGTTCTACAGCACGATAAAGCAGTAGCTGCTGCCCAGGGTAAAACGAAGGTTACACGCAGCTCTATCGCGCCAGAACTTAGCATCAAAACTGCACGTCGCTTCGTCGAGCTTATGGCTCAGGCATCTATCAGCGATGAAGGGGTCTTCACTATCGAAGGCGCAGCACTTGCTGAAGCACTTTCCATTATCGACGAACACAAGGCCATTGCTGAGGCGAGAGAAACCTACCGCCTGTCTCAGCCAATACCAGCCACTGAAGTACGTGGAAAAACCCTTTACGTAACTCTCGACGGAGTTGATATAGGCTCTGCACCGATCTACCGGGGCAAGAACGTCAATCTCAATGGCATCGTTGCCAGCCAGTCAAAAGCAGTTGCCTACTTCGTTAAGCAATACAAACTGCAGCAGCAGGAGAATCATCATGACAACAACTAATAAACCAATGACCGGTGAGCAGTTGGACGAACTGATGACTGTTGCCGTCAATATGCAGCGTGACAGCGAGAAAGCAGGTGAACGACCTGGTGCCATGTTCGCTTATGCAGTTCAGGTTGCAGTGCTTGAACTACGAAAAGTTCGTGATGATGCTGCGGCGCTGGCTGCGGAGAATGCGGGGCTGAAGAAGTACATCTGTGACGAGTGCTATGTAGAGAATATCAAAACTGGTGCTACTAAATGCGCTGGTCGCGGTATGCCAGAAACCCCGGCCACCGACTCCTTCCTGGCTGAAGTGCGGGCGCAAGAGTCTGCTCCATTAGTCAGAGCATTAACGGTTATCGCTAACTCCGAACAGCATGATGGTGAAACAGTAGTGTGTGATTTTGACACGCTAATCTCTGTTGCTGCCGGAGCGCTTAGGGACCACTACGCCGCCCAACTTCGCAAAGGAGTGCAGTCATGAGCAAGTACTCAAATACCAAAGCGCGCATCGAGAAGAAATTTTCTAAAAACTCGAAAGAGCTGCTGCTGTCATTATTTCCAAGCCTTCATGGCAATGATTTCACGGTTGAGAGCGACAGCTTTGAATCCCATCGTGGCCGCGTCTGGCACGAGCAGCACGTTGTATGGTTTGGGCCTGACTACTACGGCGAGAGCGATTACATGGACTGCGAATGGCTGCTTTACTCCTGGCTCATCGACAACACAACAGACTGGGATGGTATCGGCAAGGCCCATGATGCGACTGGCTGGGATCCTGATATCGAGGTGGACGAGTCGCCATTCTATTCGCCGTGGCGTGGAGCTTCCCGGGCTGAGATTATCAGTCACTGCCGGGATCTGGTTCGTGCCGGCGTAACACTAGAGCGCATGCGCTAAGGAGCAGCCCAATGACCAACAAACAGGCGCTGGAAGATGCGTTGGATTTTGACCTTTTTGAAGGCGACTTTGGCACTCCTGGTGACACGGAACTTTCAAACAAAATCGTTACAGGTCGCGGTGAATACAGTTGCCACATTTGCCATGGGGCGATTTTGAAGGGAGAGATTCATCGCAGCACAACGTGGAAATTTGAAGGTGAGTTGATGTCATATCGCTGCTGTTACGAGTGTTGCAGGGCGATGGTTTCAAGTGTGAATGGCGAGTATGAAGAGCATGACCCAATTGAGGATCGTTATTCACTTGGTCATAAACGTGCTGAAGCAGAGCGAGAATCTGGCATTCGCATCAACGGGGAGGGGTGATATGGCTGACAAATGCGAGCGTTGCATAACTGGGATGATCGGGACAAAGCAAATCCTTGCTGGCGACTGGGCCGATGCTGCCGCCGATTTTGACCGGGTGATCGAAGACTGGAACGAAAAGACAAAGCGCTTTGCCGTTCCGCATCCTGGTTACGCCCGTAAATTCGTTTACTGCCCGATGTGCGGCAGCAAGGTTGAGGAATAACCCATGACATTCACCAAAGAGCAGTTGACAGCCCGCGCTACAAAAAAAATTTCCACTTTGCGCGGCTGTATTATGCAGAGCGCCTATGAATCTGTTCGTGAAAAATTAGAAATTGAATTGCGCCTGGCTGAAATCACACTGGCATCGCTCGAAGCGGATCCTGTGGCATTTGTTATGGCTGATGATTTGAAAGACAGCAGCATTATATCAACGCCAGCATATCGCCAACTGGATGAGGCGAGAGAGCGGACTGTAGGGGATGTGTTTGCGCTCTACACCGCCCCGCCAGCGCCGGTATCTGTGCTGGATGAAAAGCAATCACGTGAACTCTTCGAAAAATGGTGCTCTGTGAACATTGAGCGCAATAAGTGGCATCCAGAATATTACGCACACTATCCAGCAACTGGTCAGTGGGGAGCGTGGGAAGCCTGCCGCGTAGCCATGCTTCAGGGTTCCGACCCTGCAAGCCAACATGATGAGTTGCCAGCTAATGTTATCGATGCGCTGGAAAAGGCTCTACAGGCTATGTCTTTCATGGGCGACACGCTAAACGCATTGGACGCTGTATGCGAAGAAGACGTTGAGTATGTAACCCCGGCATTCGAGGCTGTGCGTCAAGTGCTTGAGGGAAACTCTCCGGTGATTCCGGATGGTTGGACGGGAAGCGACGAAGCAAATGCAGCACTGATAATGCTCGATCGCATAGAAACCGTAGACTCGGTGGATGATGACCGCATTGAGGGTATCAAGCGCATCATTCGCGGGCTCGCAGCAGCACCGCAGCAGGAGGTGAAGTGATGGAAAACAGATACATTTACCACTACTGCGCCGTTGAAGGAAACGCACAATTAGCAGGAATTGCGCAGCTTACTTTCCGTATCAAAACCCAGTCAGATTTGAACAAGCTAAAGGAGTTAGTAACTGGCGAAGACTTTAAACCAAAAGCAATTATCTCTCTTTCATACCTCGGAAGAGAGTTTGATGAAGATGCCCAGTAAACTCAAACAGCGGCGCTTGCGCCGCCTTAAAGCCGATGTCGCCTGGTGGCGCGAAGAAGCTTCAGACCTGCATGCACGCGTCATGGCGCAGGCCGACGAGATTGCAGAACTACGCCGCCTGGTGATCCGCGTGCCGATGCCGGTGATGGTGCCGAAAGAGATGGTCCACCAGCTCTATCGCACTGACACTAAAATATGTCGTACCTGCAATGATGGCCTCCGTGGTGGATGCTCATCTTGCGCGTTTTATAAACCGTAACCGGGTGCAGCCGGTTTAGTGGAGAATTGATGTATGGGGCAGATAGTATCTATCTATGACTGGGCGTCAGGACCGAACGGCTTTAAAGAGCCAGTCAGCAAATCCTCTCTTCATAAAATAGCCAAATTTAAACAAACATATCCACCAGCCATCAAGCATGGTAGACGTTGGGTTATTGATGAAGACGCTCGTTTTATTGGCATGGCTTGCACACCTGAACTATCTACAAACTTATCAGGTAAAGCACGCCAGTTAGTGGAGAAAGCCCTAAATGGCAGCTCGTCCCAGAAAATATAAAATTGATATACCTAACCTCTATTGCAAGCTCGACAAAAGAACTTCACGTGTTTACTGGCAATACAGACATCCTATTTCCGGTGTTTTCATAGGTTTTGGGACTGATGAGGATGCAGCCAAAGCCGCTGCGACGGAAATGAACAGATTGGTTTCTGAGCAGGAGACTCAGCAAAGTTACGCATTAATCGATCTTGCGATTAAAGCAAAAAGCAAAAAAGAAGCTGGGATAAGAGTGAAAGAATGGATAGTGCGATACAACAATATTCAAAATGAAAGATTTGAGAACGGTGAGATAAGGAAACCAACAGTTTCCTCCAGGCGTATCTGTTCTTTGATTCTTTCAAGCAGAGCTCCTAATGTGAGGCTCAAGGACGTCGATACTAAAATGATTGCCACACTGATTGACGAATATAAGGCTGCTGGTAAGGCAAGGATGGGACAACTGATTCGAGCAGTATTAATCGACGTGTTTAAAGAAGCCCAACATGCCGGAGAGGTCCCTCCGGGATACAACCCTGCGCTTGCATCAAGGAATCCAGTAGCAAAAGTTAAACGTAAACGTCTGACTCTTGAAGAATGGAAGGTGATTTTTGAGCATGCCTCCAGGATGCCCCCAGCAGCTCAAAACTCAATGTTGTTGGCGCTAGTTACCGGTCAGCGTATTGGAGATATCGTCAAATTTAAATTTTCTGATATTTGGGATGATCACCTTCATGTAATGCAAAGTAAAACAGGTGCCAAGATAGCCATACCTTTATCACTTAGGCTTGATGCTATAGATATGTCTTTACGTGAAGTGGTAGCCAGATGCAGAGATAGAGTTATCAGTAAGTATCTCGTCCACCATACCGTAGCACATGGCTCTGCAATACCTGGTGGTAAACTACCTGAGAATTCAGTTTCAAGGTACTTCTACACTGCCAGAGATAGTTCCGATTTGACGTTTCCAAAGGAAGGATCACCCCCATCATTTCATGAGCAGCGCTCACTCTCATCACGGCTCTATAAAAAACAGGGCATAGATGTAAAAACGCTGCTGGGGCATAGTACTGTTGAAATGAGTGAAGAATACGCCGACGATCGAGGACTCGACTGGAAGAGCGTCATTCTTTAG